GCCATCTTGCGCCACGAGGTTTCGATCTTGGCCGATACAGCCGCAGTCGAAAGTGCCGCAGGGTCCTTTGTCGTCACGGCGGATAGCGGGACTGCTCCGTCGTCCGTGCCGATAATCACGTCCCCACCGGCTTTGATGAAGCACTTTGGCCCCCGAGGCGGAGCCATTGAATACAGCCCCACAAGGCCCCACGCAGAGGCGCTGGCAGGGTCTGAACCTTGATAGACTGCAACCTCTCCTTCGGAGGACACAAACACCACCCGGTCGTCCATGCCGTCGCCCGCATCTTCAGACCATGTGCAGCCGAAAAGCAGGTATCCGCCCTTCTGAAACACGCCAGCAAGCGAAAACTCGGACGCCGCGCCACCGACTGAATCCACGGGCAGGTAATAGGCCGACTTGCTGTTTTTCTTCACAAACCAGAGGCGGTTCTTGTGCTTCCACACATAGGAAAGCGTTGAAGTCGTTACGCCTGTGATTGCCGGGGTTGAAACCCCCGTTATCGTCGTCCAAGTCGATCCGTCGAACAGCCGCGCGCTGTCAGTGCCATTCACCGCGTAGAGATATTCTCCGCCAACCGTGCCCATCTGCTCGGTCGAGAAGTAACCAGAGGTCAAGCCGGATACAGAAGCGCCCGGAACCGTTGAGGGGTTCAGGGCCGAAATGTCGTAAATTGCACTTGCCGAGGCGGCAAACAGCTTGGAAACAGTCGCCGTCTGGTATGAAAACAACGATTTGCAGCGCGTTCCAATGGTGGCAGACTTGGCCGCGCCGCCGCGAACCCGAACGCCTGAGGTCGTAGGGAACCAGTTCTCCAGAACCCGCGCCGCACTCGGCATTTCAGCGGCAAGCGACTGGTTTTCCACCCACCCCATGACCGGAGCGGGCATCTTGACCGGAGCCGCCTTTGCTGCCTTTTCAGATTTTGTCTCGTAACGGTCCTTGGGACGCTCACGAGCCGGGGAAAGCAGTCTCACGCCGCGCCCCTGTCGGCCTTCACAGCCGCGTCCAGATCGGCCTCGAATTCGGCCAGTATGTCGTCGTAGGCCAAACCCTTCTGCCGCTTCCAGCGCCAAATGGTGGCCCTCGCAAGCAGGCTGTCTGGGAATATCGGCTGATCTGTGTCAGTGGTTATTGCAGCTTTGCCGGGGATCCAGTTCGTCGAGACGTACCGGACCTCTGCGCCCTCTGAGCCGATGGTTTCGGTGAAGTAAATCTTGCCATCCCGGAGCATGTAATAGGGCTGTGTCGGCGGGAACTTTTCAAACAACTGCCAGAGTTCTGGCGAAAGGCAGGGGCGAACAGGCACGTGCCCGCTCAAGCCCCATATCACCGCGCCAGCGTCGGACATTTCCTGAAAATCGGCAGGAAGCGTCTGCGAGGAGGCATTGGCGACGGTGAAACTTGCTGCCGCCTTCGTCCATTCGGCGCGGCGGTTAATGTCTTTACCTGCGGTATTCATCAGAGACAGGATTTGCCGCATCTGAAAGTTGTTGTCCGCGATGGATGGGGACGTGAGGTCAACCCCACACTCAGCAAGAACCTCTGGAAGAATGTTTGCGACAGTCATAGGGCACCTGCCGCTCTGAATGGCTTGCGACCGAACCGCACAATCGCATCAGCGCGGCGCTTTTCGGCTGTGAGGCTGTTGAACATGGCCTCTGCGGCGGCGGCCTTCTCAGCATCGAGCCGCGCCATGAACACCTGTTTCAGCATCGCGTAGAGATAGATTTCCGGGTCGCTCTCGATGAGCCAGTTCGTCCCCGTCAGGTCGAGCGGCTGGATTTTGGCGTAGTAGTAGAGCGTCACATCCGTATTCGGGGTGGTTGTGACGATCTTGTTGCCGCGAATAGCGTATCCGTAGATCGGGCGCGGCAGGACAAACGGCGTCAGGGTGGCTGTCGGGAAGTCGATGGCCTCGGCCTCGCGCACCCCGATCTGAACCATGCGGATCATGGAGAAGTCGCTCGGGAGCGTTGCTTCTCCACTTGCATCGGTCGTCAGAACCTCGATGGACTCGCTATCCCCGATCCTCAGCGCCTTGTCGATGGCTGCCTCTGCCATGCGCAGATACATGGACGCGCGGGTGGCAACAGTGCTGTCGCCGCTCCGCTCCGTCACTTCTGCGATGAGTTCGGGATAGTCCATGCGTCACCGGGTTTTGAATGCGGGGTTCTCTGCCAGCCATTTGTCGATGTATTGGCTGTCTTTCTGGTTCTGCGCCGCAGCGAGTTGGCTGTAGTGCAGCGTCAGGGGAACAGAGGCAATCTTTGCCCACTCCCCCATTCTCTTGCCTTGGTTGTCCATCCGGTCTGCGTGGTTCTCTGAGAGAATTTCATCCACGTGATAATCCGTCCGGTAGGTGTCAGACCCATCCGGGTTTGACCGTCTCCATACTTGGCGCTTGGTGTGAAAATCGTAGTCGTGAAGCACCCAATCGCCGTCTCGGATCATTCTTCACCCGGCATCGGATCGGCGCGTTCCGCCTTGTTGGCAGCGATGAGCGCCTTGGCTTCAGCAAGGGGGAGTTCGATGATCTGACCGGCGTCAACCCGGACATCTTCCTCGGGCCAATAAGCGTGAAGCAGTTTGACCGGGGCCTTCTTGGTGTCGTCCTTTGCCACAGTGGCGCTCCTATAAATGGGAAAAGGGGGCAGTTTCCCGCCCCCTCTGGGTTCAGTCTCTGAAAGAGAAATCAGGTCGAAGCGGTCAGGCCGAACACGTCAGCCACAACGCCAAGGCCAGCTTCGTTCGCGACCTTGAGGGTGTGCTCACCGATGATGACGCCGGCGGTCGAGTCCGCGTTCGTCACGACATTCGGATCAGCCTGGATTTTCCGCAGAACCTTCATGCCGAGCATTTCGTCATCCAGAAGGAAGACGTTCCGCGCGACACCAGCCGAAGCTGCCATGATGCGGTTCGGAATAACGGCGATCCGGCCAAACGGGCCATCGTAGTAGTCAGCGGTCGCAACAATCGTGCGCTTACCGGTGGCATCAACGGCCATGCGGAAGGGCGCAACGTTGGTGTCCGACATGAAGGTCACGAAAACCGACTTCACGTAAGGCGACATGACCGCAAACTTGACGTTTGCGCCCGACACGTAGGCCGCTTGCATCGTGGTATCCAGCAGCGCCTTGGTAAACGCGCGCTGGGTGCCGTTGGTAGCGGCAACCGTCAGTTTGGTGCCGGTGTTGTAACCACCGTTCGCACCGGTCGCACCGCGCGACACGTTCGAGATCAGCCACGAAGGCAGGCCACCCATGATGCGGGTCGAGCCAGCAACCGACGCCGTGTTCGACACGAGAGCCAGTTCGGTATCCTTGCGGATTTCAACGCCGCGCTTGACCTTGAACGTCTTGATCTGTTCGGCCTTGCCTGCGTTGTCCACGGCTTCCTGGGTGTTGGAAACAACCCATTCTTTGCGCATGATCTGCGTGTAGTTGCCCACACGGGTCACGGCGGCCGATGCGCTGAAGGTGTATTGATCGCCTTCAAGCTGAGCGTTCGCAGCCGGAGCAGCGAGCGTGTCAATCTCCCACTCGGGGAAAATCGAGGAAGCGTTTTCCTTCGAAATCATCGAGTAGATGGGGGTGTCTTCCGGGGTGATGCGCGAAACAACGTCGCTCAGCGATTCCCGGTTGCCCTTGGGGGAGGTCGTGGTAAAAGTGTTGGTAATGACTGCCATTTTAGCACCCTAGGTTTTGGGGGCTACTCGAAATCCACCTTGATGGCGTCTCTCCAGCTGCCCGACTTGGCGAGCGCGTGCATGGCCTTCTTGTTATCCACATTGACCGGCGAAGCTGCCGGTTTTGCCTTCATCACCTTTGGTGTCTCGACCCGACGCGAGGCGTTCTTGCGGTTTTCCTCGGCCTTCATGCCCAAGCGGGCATAGTGGACAAGGCGCAAAATCCTGTGGTCGTGGGTCTGTGAGACTTCTTCGTCTGAGAAGCCGAATTCCTTGGCAGCGGTTTTAACCAGACTGTCAAAAGATGCGCGCTTGGCAGGATCAGCGAGCGCGGGCATGGCTTTCACCAGTGCGGCTTGCTCACGCGCCTGATAGTCGCGCAATTCGGCTTCCGACATGGCCTGTCGGCTTTGATCGACGGCACCCTTCATCGTTCCAAGCTGTTGAAGCTCGGCGATGGCGTTTTCCCGAATTGCCAGTTGATACTGGTATTCACCCGGATTGGTGCGCGCCAGTTCAATCGACGGCGGCGGAGGGATGAGGCTTTGCAGATAATCGTGAAGGTTCTGCGCCACGGTATCAATGACCTTGGCTTGCTCCGAGAGTTGGGATTTTGTGGCCTCTACGGCCTTTCTCTCGTTCGCAACTTCGGTCGTTTTGTGGGTGTAGTCCTTGGCCCGGAAGTAACCCTCCTTGAGTTCCTTCAGCGTGACCTTGTCGCCACTGTCGAGTGTGACCTCGACCCCATCATCATCCTCGGATTCCGCGTCAGCCTCTTCAGCTACGGGTTCTTCTTCGGGTTCAGCATCGTCTTCAAGTGCTTCTGCGGCGGCTTCGGGGCTGTCAAAGAATTGATCCTCGTCCCCACCGGTTTCGGCCTGCTCGTCAACAATACCTTCGGCTTCGCCAACCTGTTCGGTTGCGTCCATGTTCTCAGCTTCCTTGCTGGTGAAGTTACCGTGACTAAGCCACGGCATCCGTGCGCTGATTGGTCTTGTCGCTCAGAAGCGATTTCAACTTCAGCCGGACGGATCTGATTGCGCGCACTTCGCTTGCCGCGAGACGCCGCAGTTCGTCGTCGCCAATCTTCGCGTTGATGCCAGTTTCAATGGCAATGCGCTCCAATTGGTCGAAAATCTCTTTCAGTAGCTCGTTATCGAGCAGATATTGGGCTTCGCCGTTCATGCGATCCTCACAAGAGCAGCAACAGCGCCGCTTCGTTATTCCGCCTCTTGCGCCTGTACTCAGCCACCCGCGCCAACTCAGCGCGAATGTCAGCAATCTCCGCCTGTAGCTCTTTCCTGCGAAGTGACCGCATCGTCATGCCGCGAAGGGCCTCGGATATGGCTTGCAGGTTGTCCCGTATGATCGGGCTTGGCGTCTCTAGCGGCTGGAAGGCCTCGACGGCTTCCTGAGCGGCCTCCTGCGGGTCATCGGCGCTGACAATCTCGTCAAGACTGTCCTCGAATTCCTTTAGCTGCTTGTCGTAGAAAAGCTGTTTCCAGCTAGGCGCGTCCGGATCGGCTGACCGAATGATGATCGGGCCGACGCCAGTCGCGGACAGGCTGAAATCAAGCGTTACATCAGCGGCCCCAGAAATGCTCGTAGAGCCGATAGTCCCTGTTGCCGTGCCATCCAGAGCGAATGTTGAACTTGCCGCCCCAGAGGCCAGAATTTGGCCCGTGGCAGAGGCCGTAACGTCAAAGCTACCGGACGCAGCGCCTTGAACCGCAACCGTCCCGGCTGACGCGCCGGTAAAAGAGATGGACCCGGCCAGACCACCGGATATTCCGGTTGATGCCGCCCGTATTTCATAGACGACAGAGCGTGAACCTGTGGCCGTGCCGCCCTGCGTAATCCCGACAGATGACCATGACGACACGCCGCCGTTGGTATCGTGTCCCGCCGTCTCGTCTATAGCGTCCAGCGTGGTTGACCGGTTGGTCATCCCCGTTGGCGGTGTTTCTATCGCGCTATCAATGGCCCGTGAGCCGATGAACGCGCCAACCCATGACGTTCCGTCCGTCACCTGCAAGGTGAGGCCGGGGAACGTGTGGCTTGTTGTGGTCGATGCCCCCTGAGCCTTGGCCCCGATGGGTGTAGTCAGATCAATCCCACGATAGACGTGGAAGTTGACCGATGTAGCATTCGTGAATGTGCCTGTTGTCTCGCCTGACGAGGCTGCAATCTTCGAAACCAGAACCAGACAGTTGGCGTTTGCAGCCCCGCTGCCTTGTGTCGTCCATCCCGCCGGGACAGTTGGCAGTGTCGTGCTGCCGTCCCTGAACGCAAAGCCGACGATCAGGTCATTGGCTTGGTGGGCAGGTAGCGTTGCGCTTGTCGTGCCTGTCGCCGACCCAACAAAGCTGTTCGCCATATCAGTTCACCGGTTCGACGCCGACCACATCCCCATTCGCGTCGCGAATAACCCGCTTCGGCCCGTTCGCCTTCGCCAGCGTGTCGAGCATTTTCGACATGGCGTCCGTCAGCCCGCTCTCACGCATGTCGGCTTTCGACTTCACCCCGTCAGGCGTGTCCTGCGCGTCCAGTTTGAGCAATTCCAACTCGCGCTTGACGTTGAGTTCGCGCTCTTTCATGGCCATTTCGGCCCCGAATTTCTCGCGCTCAAAGGCAATTTTCTGCGCCTCAAGTTGCGCCTGCACCTGCGCGTCATGCTGCTTTGTCGCCAGATCGGCCTGCATTTGCGCCATTTCCTTGTCGCGGGCCACCTCGGCCTTCATGCGCTCGGATTGGGCGGCAATATCCAGTTTAGCCTGCTCAAGCTGGATCGTCTGCTGCGCCTTGAATTGCTCGATCTGCGCTTGAACCTTGCCCTGCTCCTGAATTTTCACAACGTCAGGATTTGGCGCGTTCTTCTGCTCGTCCAGCTTGGCTTGCACTTCCTGCGGATCAGGATCGGTGAAATACGGTTGCGCGCTCGGGAAGCCAGCGGTTTCGGTGATTTTCGACAGCGTGTTGTAAAGCTGATCGGGTTTGACGAACACGTTGTCAGGCCCCATCGACAGCAGCAATTCCTTCTGGAGCGTGTAAATCACCTGCAACACGGCCATATCGCGCTCTTTGGTGCCGCCACCGAGGCCCACATTGACAACGCAATCCATATCCGCATTCCAGACGCGCGGATCGTATTGCACCCATTTGCCCTTCATGCGGACAGTCCGTGGCCCGTCAGCGTGGGCAATCACCAGCTTCAGCAGCCCGCGGAAGGCCTTCCGCAGCCCGTCATTGGCAATCGAGCGCACAATCATGTCGGCTTGCGCAATGCCGCTTTCCGACATGATCTGCGCCGTTGTCGCCGCGACGTTTTGCAGGCTTTCCGGATCAAGCCCGCCCGACGCGTCCGTAACGCCCGTCATGTCGGACGCTTCGTTGTCGAGGTATTCCATCATTGCGAACGACTTGTCAGCGACGAATGGAACGACTTCCCACTTGATCGCGTCCTCAAGCGCATAGCCCGGATTCAGCGCAATCGGCTCGCCAAACTTACCGTTGGATAGCGCCTCCGGATTTGCAACAGCCTCGGGCCGATAGGCTGGCCGCAGGTTGTTTGTCGCGTAGAGGTTGTCCAAGGTGCCGCGAAGCACGGCAGTCTTGACGCGCATGTGATTGCGCAAGTCCTCGTAGAGCGAATGCCCCTCGAATTGGTGCGGATCGCGCTCGATCACAACCGAGCAATATGGCGCTTCGTCAACAGGCTCCATGCCAAGAACAGTGCGCTTCTTGTCGCCGCCGTCGCCAAAGACAATGCGGTAAATCTCAGCCACGCCGTCGCCGTCCTGATCGACTTTGACATAAACCTCCCACACGCGCACAATCTCAAGCGCCTTGCGGGTTTCTGCCTTAGCCGCCGACCAGTCCTCACCCATGCGTGATTGATCGTCAATCGTTCCCGCGTCGTGCGTCTCGATAGCCCAGACGTTTTCCTTGTCGTAGCCCATTGAGACAAGCTCAGAGCGCGTTGCGATCAGCTCCTCGCCCACCAATTCGGCAGACTCAATGTCCTCGGCGTTGGGCGTAATCAGGAACGAGCCGCGCGGGATAGCCTCCAGCTTGGGCGTGACAGTCTCGGTCACCCGTCTCAGCTTGAACGAGTGCCGACGTGCGTTCGGATCAAGCGCCAGAACCTGCGGATCAGTTTCTTCACTGGTCTTGTGCTCAAGAATTTCAACAGACGGGTCACCCACGAGGCCAAGAAGCGCTTCGTCCGGCTGGTCGGTGTAGTCCTGGATCGTGACCTTGCGCTGGCGATAGGCCGACCATTTGAGAACGCCGGTCTTGAGCAGCATTGCGTCGTGAATGGCGTCGTAAATAGCCCTCTCCACATCGCTCTCGCGAATGCAGACCGTGTTGACGTAATCTGTCGCCTGCTGTGCTCCCTCTTCGTCTTCTGGGCCAACAGGCGTGTACTCCACCACATTGCCACCGCTCAGGATCGTTCTGATAACCGAGGGCATAACCTTTTTCATCTGCGCGCGCAGAACGTTGGCGACAACAGCCGAGCGCCCCACGTCCGCAGGCAGATCAGTCATTTTGCCGGAGTAGTAATCCATTGCCGTCTCGCGGGCTTTGGATTGCTCAGTGAGATACGACACAGCCGCATCCTTGAGGCGCGAAACATGTTCGGCCAGCGCCTCGACGCTGCCGATTGGGGTTTCTTCGTCCATCAGGATTCCTTAGACCACCGCCCTTGGGGTGAATTTTGGTGCTTGCGGCAATTTCGCGCTGTGGGCCTCGTAAGCCACGGCCATAAGCCCGAAGGCGTCTGCACCGTGCGAAGCCCAATCATGCTCAGGGCCAAGGCCGATATTGCGCTGCTCGTCTTGCTTTTCGTGATACCAGCCCAAGGCGTCCAAGCCAGCCTCGCAAGTCGCTTCGTTGAACCAGCAAGCCGGGAAAATGCGGCGGGCCGCCTCAACTCGCTTCATTGCGGCTCCCTTGCCCTGATTTGGAATTACCGTCACAGGAAAGCCCGCCTTGCGCAGGTAGCTTTCATAACTCACGTCGTGGACGCGATCATTCGTTTCGCCGTCATGCGGCAGGACGCAATGAATGCCAGCATAGCCGTTGCCGCGCATCCACTCCACGTCTGCGCTCAGCGGTTGCCCCACTGTCTCGCGGTAGTCTAGGACACGTACTTCCTTGCCGACGAATTGCACGATCCAGATCGCCCTTGCGTCGGCCCTTGCCCCCGTTCCGCCAATGTCCCAATAGGCGCGCTTTTCCATGAGGGGATCTGCAGCAACCTTGCCCACCCGTCCCTCTTGCCGCACCTTCGTCAAACTGGCGGCGAAGTATGCCCCCGAGTTTGCCGTCTTGAAGTCGCCCTCCCAAACGTGGGGATAGTCGTCAGGGCGGTTCTTCATGTCGTCCTGGCGTGTCCGCTCAAGGATTGCCGGGAACCACGGGTTATCCCTGAAGTTCAGCCGAACGATTTTCATTCGCTCGGTTTTGCCAAGCCTGAACCGCTTGTGCGTGGCGCTCGCCTTGCGCTCCGGGTTCCATGTTACCCAAAGCTCACTGTCCTCTTCCCGCAGCGTTGGAATGAGCTTTGTCCAAGCCTCTTCGACAACAGGCTCGGCCTCGTCCACCCAACAGAGCAGGATTTTCGCCTTCGACTTTACGCTGTCGATATTGCGATCAAGCCCTATGAATTTGTAACTGACACGCCCGTCTTTGGTGCGGACGTACTTTTCACCGATTTCAAAGTGCGGCCTGAGAAACTTTGACGACTCGATTGCCGCCTTGATTTCCTCCAGCGAGGAATCGTCTAGCGAGTTCATGAACTGCCGCCCGCAGAGGATTATGCCCTTGCGGCCCGCTTTGGCCCACATGTGAGCGCGCACCGCAGTCATCTTCGCGAATGAGCGCGTCTTGCCGCTGCCTCGCCCGCCGTATGCCCCGCGAATGTCTGCCTGCCCCAAGAATACCGGGACAAGGCGCGGCGGGAGCCTAATCCTCGTCGTCGGCGAGGTCGTCGGCTGTGGCTGCAACAAGTTCAATGCGCGTTATCTGAGTGATCGGGTTCTCGTCGTCGCCTGCTACGGTGTAGGGCAATACGCGGCCCACCAGAGCCATGAATGAGTTTGGATTGTCCTTTGCCTGTTGGCGCAGGTATGCTGTCAACCCGCTCTCGTCGCCCTCAATCAGTTTTGTTCCAGCCGACTCTGCTGCGAGAAGGATCGCCTCCTTGAGCTTCGTGGTGGTTTTGTTGAGGCTTCCTTTGGGCCTGCCTTTCCCGGCATTGCCCCTATTCGTGCCTTCTTTAGGCTCGGCCATGATTTATATTCCGCGCTTGGCGGCTCCCTGTCGGGGTGTGTGGATTGCCGCCGTCCGATATTCAGCCCCAGAAGACACACGGG